AACTGGTTCAATAGAAATTAAAAAAGTTCATCACTATGGACCACCGGCATCCATTCGTTTTTATGATCCATACTTGGGTAATCAAGCAATGCTTGATACATTTGGATTTGGTGCTTATTCAACCGGTGTATCTTTTATGCTTATGCCAATGTATGCAGATTTACTTCGTATTCAAGCAATAGAATTTAATGACTTAATGCGTAAATCTGCTTTTACAATTGAATTGATAGATAATGAACTTCGTATGTTTCCAATTCCAACAAAAGATTTCAAACTATGGATTGAATATATTGTAAAAGAGGAAAGAAGTAATCCACTGAAATATCCAAACGGAACCGTGTCCGATATGTCTAATGCACCATATCAACACATGAAATATCAACATATAAATTCTGTTGGTAGAAGATGGATATTCAAATATACACTGGCACTTGTTAAAGAAAACCTTGGATATATCCGTGGTAAGTATGGTAGTATTCCAATACCAAACGGTGAAACATCATTAAATGCTGCGGATTTACTTTCTGCAGCCGGAACAGAGAAACAGGCATTGGTTGATGAATTGAGAACAATGTTAGATACTATGACACGTGCTAAATTACTTGAAGCAAAACGTGCTGAAACAGAACATCTAAATGTTAGTTTGAATGGAACACCACTATCAATTTACATAGGATAAAAAAATGCCATTATTTCATGGAACCAGAGATGCAGGACTTGTTCACAAGTTTAATATGGAATTGGTCAATGATATAATTGATACAGAAGTTGCTGTTTACAAACTTTCTTTGGAAAATACAAAAACAAATTTGTATAATGAATCTGATAAAAAGGTATATCATAGTCCGGTAAAAATTGCCGCTCTTATTGCAAGAGAGGCACAGGCATATGAAGGAACTGAATTTGGTCAAGATTACCAACAATCTGCAACATTTTCGTTTATACGAGAAAACTTAAAAGATGCAGATTTGTTTGTTGAAGTTGGTGATGTAATTGAATACAATGGAGAGTGGTGGGAAATTGATCAAGTTCAAGAAAACCAATACTTTGGTGGTAAGAATCCAGATTATTCTTTTGCAACAGAAAAATGGGGACACAATGTTTCCATAATTGCGAGCACACACTTGACAAGACGTTCAAGAATACATATAGAAGAATTTAGACCGGCAATAACAACAGATCATAATGATATTCCGAGTAACATATAATGGTTAATTCTGCAAAATATAGAAAACCCCCAATACGAAGAACCAGAGATTCTTTTATTGATGATGTCCGTTCTGAACAAAATCAAAGACAAGATTTGGGTAAAGGGCGGTCATTACAATTTCGTAGAGATAAAGATAAGACAAGAAGCGTATCAATAACATTGTATGATATAGACTTTTCTGTTAAATCATTTCTTGACCAAAAAATGATGTTAAGAGTTGAGGACAACGGCGAATCACTAATGGTTCCCGTTATCTATGCTAATTCTGAAAAATGGGCATCTATACAAAAAGACGGTTTTCTCAAAGACAAAAAAGGAAAGACAATAGTTCCACTAATAACTTTCAGAAGATCTAGTGTTGCTATAAATCAAGGATTGAAACGTAACAAAGTTGCAACAACAAAACAAATTGCCTATGTAATGCAACATCGTTACAATAAGATGACGCCATACGATAGATTTAGCACTCAATATGAAAGGAAACCATCATACGAGTATTACATGACTCCTATGCCTGATTTTGTTGATATTACATATGACTTCATTATTTGGTGTGAATATCAAAATCAATTAAATCATATACTTGAACAATTTGTTCATTTTAGTGGACAAGCATTTGGTGATAAGAATTACTATAAATTTTCAACAAATATGGATTCCATGAATATAGAGGACAATAATACAACTGGTCAAGACCGTGTTGTTCGTTCTACTTTTCAACTAATGGTTCATGGTTATCTTATACCAAAAGATGTTGGTGCGGATACAACTACAAAGAGAGTTATTAGTGCAAATAAAATCAGATTTGTTTCTGAAATGTTTGGTGACATCAACTCAATGATGAATCCTGATAATGTAAATTACTATGGAACAACAAATGAATTGAATGCTAGATTAAGAGGATCAGGACAAGCTGATTCTGAAAGGGGTAGATTCGGTAATGTAAATGGTGAAGGTGATGAATCACTAGCGGCATTTAGACGCCGAGTTGCTCAAATGGTTGATATTTCACTATCTAGATCACCAGATGTTTACACATTTGAGATAGATGACACCGATTAACAAAAATTTGAAACATATTTATTAGTGTTATATTTTACAATTTTTAAGAGAGGTTTTATATGGCAGAGAATGCTGAAAACACAGTTACAGAAAAAGATTTTGAACAAGAAGATATTGATACCGTAAAAGGTTTACAATCAAGTTATGCTAGGACAACTGCACAAATTGGCCAAGTAGAAATTGAGTTACATCTTCTAAACAAAAGATTGGAACAAATGAAAGAATTAAGAGAAAGACTTTTCACCGATTATTCCAATTTACAAACAGATGAAAGTGAATTGGTAAAAAAATTGAATGAGAAATACGGTGACGGTGTATTGGATTTAGATTCTGGTAAATTTATTCCATCAAAATCATAATTTGGATTTTTTGTTTCATATTTATATGCAGAATACAATACATTCTATAATTTTATGGAGATAATAAGTGGCTAATGAAAGAATTGTAAGTCCTGGAGTGTTTACTAATGAAATGGACCTGTCATTCCTTCCACAAGGAATAGGTAACATTGGTGCGGCTCTCATTGGACCCACGCTTAAGGGACCTGCATTTGTCCCAACGGTAGTTAATAGTTTTGGTGATTTCGTCACCCATTTCGGTAACACATATGAACAATCATATTTGCCTTATACAGCAAAGAACTATCTTAATAATGCTGGTAGTGCAACAATAGTTCGTGTTCTCGGATCAGGTGGATATTCTCTTAAACATCCTATTGCACTTGTTGCTACTGGTTCTTGGGGCAAGAAATTGATTTCTTTCTTGCATCCTACATTTGTTGTAACTAATTCTGATGCAACATCATTGTTTGAAAAAACTACAATAGCTTCAAACAATAGTGGTAGTTTTGTTATTACTGTATCTGGTTCATTTACAACAGATTCATCAGCATTTACAAACGCTACTAGTGAAAACGGAACTGCTTTCAGTTCTTCTATAAATCCAGAATCTACTGCATATATCGGTGATTTGTATGGATATAACCCATACGGAACTCATGCTGTATACAACTATGTAAACTTTAAGAAACAAGCATCTGCTTCTATGGCATCCGATGCTGCAACTACTATATTGATTGAAACTGGTTCTGCCGGTTCACCATGGGATTTCACAACAGATTATCTTGAAGCTTCTACACCTTGGATAACATCACAAAAGGTAGGTGCACAAACAACTAATCTCTTCAAATTCCATACATTATCACATGGTATTCATTCAAACTATGAAGTAAAAGTTGGTATTGCAAACATTCGTCCTGCTGGAACAATAGCCGGTTCAGAATACGGTGACTTTGATGTTGTTGTTAGATTTGTTGATCAATCTAAATTACCAACAACACCATTCAACTATGAAGATGAAGATTTGCGTCCAAATGTGATTGAATCATTTAAGTGTAACTTGGATCCAAATTCACCCAAGTTTATTTCTCGCGTAGTTGGTGATAGATATATCACAATTACAGACGAAGGTAAAGTTGTTGTGAATGGTGATTATTCAAACAAGTCAAAATATATTCGTGTTGAAGTAACAGAGGCAGTAACAAATGGTGGTGTATCGCCTAATTTAGTTCCTTTTGGATTCCGTGCTTTACAATCACCAATACCATCTGCATTTACTCAACCTCCTGCTGCTACATTTGTATCAGACCAAACAGCTGGTGGTGCTTACAATAGAAGAGTATATTGGGGATTCTCATATGACTTCACAAATACTGATAACTTTAATTACTTGCGTCCACTTCCAATTACAGCAAATCAAACAACAGGAAGTAACGTAGACTTCTATCTCGGTGATTATCAACAAAATCCTGGTGCAAGTTTCCCAACAAGTGCAGCTGCTTATAGCTCATCTATCGATTTGTCTACAAACACTGCATTGGATTCTCGTAAATTTATGGTGCCACTTCAAGGTGGATTTGACGGTCATAAGCCAAATCTTCAAAAGAAGTTAGGAACTTATATTGAAGCCGGTAATACACAAGGATTTGACATATCAAATTCAACTGCTGCTGGATATGATTCCTACAAGAAGGCACTTGACACAATTTCAAATGCTGACGAATTTGACATCAACATGATTGTAACTCCTGGTGTTCTTCATTCATTACACTCTGCTATAACAAATTATGGTAAAGATGTTTGTGAAGACCGTGGTGATGCTTTCTATGTAATGGATTGCGCCGGTATAAGTGATAACATTTCAACTGCAGTATCAACAACCGAAGGATTTGACAGTAACTATGCGGCTACTTATTATCCTTGGGTTAAGATTCTTGACTTTGATAGAAACAAACCGATTTGGGTTCCACCTTCTGTTGTTCTTCCTGGCGTCATTGCATTCAATGACCGTGTTGCAGCTGAATGGTTTGCGCCTGCCGGTTTGAATCGTGGTGGTCTCACAGAAGTTGTTGAGGTTAAATCACGTTTAACTCATGCTGAACGTGACACACTCTACGAGGCAAGAATCAATCCTATTGCAGTGTTCCCATCGACTGGCGTTTGTGTTTGGGGTCAAAAGACATTGCAAGGTAGACCTTCTGCTCTTGACCGTATCAATGTTCGCCGTCTCTTGATTGCTGCTAAGAAGTTTATTGCTTCTTCCACAAGATACCTTGTGTTTGAACAAAATACTTCACAGACACGCTCAAGATTCTTGAACATCGTGACACCTTACTTGGAGTCAATTCAACAACGTCAAGGTTTGTATGCTTTCCGTGTCATCATGGATGAAAGTAACAATACTCCTGAAATCATTGACCGCAACATCTTATACGGACAGTTGTTCTTACAACCGGCCAAGACTGCTGAATTTATCATTCTTGATTTCAACATTCAGTCTACTGGTGCTGCTTTCCCTGGTGCTTAATTGATATAAGTGGGGAGATGAAATACTCTCCCCATAATTTTTTGAAAGTTGTATATTTATTTACGAAGATATTTTTAATTTGGAGATATAAATGGCTGAATTACTCGATCCCAATGAAATTTTTTTCACACCGTTTGAGCCAAAATTACAGAACCGATTTATCATGTATATTGAGGGAGTTCCTGCATATTTGGTTAAAGGTGCTGGTAGACCAAACATCAGTTTTAATCCGATCACACTTGACCACATCAACGTCAAACGTAAGGTGAAGGGAAAGGGTGAATGGCAAGATATTACAATCAAGTTATACGACCCAATAGTTCCATCTGCTGCTCAGGCAACAATGGAATGGGTGCGTCTTTCACACGAATCCGTAACAGGTCGTGATGGTTATTCTGACTTCTACAAGAAAGACATAACACTTCATGTTCTCGGTCCTGTTGGCGATAAAGTTGAAGAATGGACACTTAAAGGTGCTTTCATTACTGCAACAACATTCGGTGAAATGGATTGGGCAAACGATGCGTTTGTTGAGATTTCTCTCACACTCGCATATGATTATGCTATCCTCCAATACTAATACTATTTGTATTATCATATTGAAATTGAATTAAAATACGGGTATACTGATTTTTTCGGTATACCCATATTTATTTACGTATATTAAAACGTTTTATTTTACACAATGTTATAGGATTTAAGTTATGTCAAAAATTCCAACCGGCTATAATGTAGCCAATGAAGAAGCAGTTTCAGATGCCGATATTAAGGCACAACTTCTTGCAGAACACAAACAAACATCTGTTAAGAAAACAAATTTCCCAACAGAGATAATACCTTTGCCTTCAAAAGGATTATTGTATTCCGAAGGCCATCCTCTTGCAGAAGGTGTAATTGAAATGAAATACATGACTGCAAAAGAAGAAGATATATTAACATCACAGAACTTGATTAAACAAGGTGTGGTATTAGACAAATTGTTTGAGTCTTTGATTGTAACTCCAATCAACTATTCGGACTTGTATACGGGCGATAAGAACGCAATTATGGTTGCTGCTAGAATTTTGGGTTATGGTAAAGATTATACCGTTCAGATTGATGATCCATTTTCTCCAGGAAACAAACAACAAGTTACAATAGATTTAACTGAAATTGAGCACAAGGAGGTCGATTACAGCTTGTTTCAGAATGGAAAGAAAGAGTTTGATTATGAGTTGCCAATATCAAAAAGAGTGGTTACATTTAGGTTAATGACACATGGAATGGAGAAAGAAGTTCAAAGTGAAATAAAATCTATGAATAAAACTCTTGTAAAGACCGGTATTGATAGGGAACTTACAACAAGACTCAAACATATTATTACATCAGTTGATGGTGAAACTGGAAGAGCTACTATAAATAATTTTGTTGATAACGAATTATTTGCAGCTGATTCAAGGGCGTTAAGGTCATACATAAAAGAAATCTCACCCGATTTGGATATGACGTTTACGTTTGTTTCGGATATAACAGGTGAGGTAAAGGAGATAGACATACCCGTTGAGGTATCATTTTTTTGGCCTGGAACCTGATTACCGATTAGGATTACATGAAGAAATTTTTTCTCTATGCTATTATGGTAGAGGTGGTTTTAGTTGGGATGAAGTTTACAATCTTCCAATACATTTGAGACGATTTTATATCAATCAAGTTAAAAAAGTATTAGAGGAAAAGAATAAGGCAGAACAAGCAGAAGTTTCAAAACACAAAGTTGCTATGCCTACATTCAGTAAACCATCAACACCGAGACGATAAATTTGCGGTTTACATATTTATAGAAGATATGTAAACCGTTTTTTATTATTATTCGTAGAAATAAGTGGCGAAAGAAAACGAAGTAAAACTTGAAGCAGAACTTAAAAAACTGATGGAACAACGAGTTCAATTAGAAAAACAACTTGTTGAACAGAAAGCTAAAATGGATTCTGCTGAAAAAAAATCAATAGAAAACATAAAGAAACTTATATCATTAGAAGCAGTTCTCATGGATTCCGTAGAGAAAGAAGAAGAAGTGCGCAAAAAAATAGAGAAGATAGAAAAGGACTCCGAAGATAGAACTAAAAAAGCCGAGAAGTTTCAAAAAGAAACAAAAACCAGAACAGAAGAAAACTACAAAACACAACAAAAATCAAAAAAAACAGACGAAGAACGCGAAGAAATTGCAGATAAAACTCTCAAACTTGCCAATGAACAAAAACAAGCAACCGTAGATATTGGCGCTCGACTTGGTATTATGAGCGATAAATCAAAAAAATATGCAGAAACGCTAGAAAAGGGTAAGGGAACAAATAGTGAAATAGCAGATTATTGGGATAAAATTGGAGACTCTATAAAAGAGGGATATAACACAAGCGGTGCATTTAAGACAAATCTTGATGATATGAGAAGTATAAATAGTGATGTTTCACAACTGTATCAAGATTCAGTTGCACAAACTGGTTTAATAGAAAAAGGTCAAGCAAAAATAGTAGAAACTGATAAGGCAAGAGAAGCACTTGCTATCAAACGATATAATGTTGAAAATAATTTGTTAGGTTTGAGTGCAGCAGATCAAGCAACATTGATGAAGGGTATTAAATTAGAAGAACAAAGACTTGATACAATAGATGCTCAAAATAAAGTAATTGAAAAACAAAATGCAAGTCTTCAACTGATTGAGGGGACTGGATCTAAGATTGGAACCGCCATGGGTGGTTGGGTTAAAAATCTTCCAGGTGGTGAGCAGATTACAAAAATTCTTGGCATAGATAAAACAGCAGATAATATG